AGTATTGTAGTAATTGCGAATATTATTCTAATAACTATTGCGTTAAATTTCAGGAACAAGTAGCACCATATGGTTGGTGTGCAGTATGGGAACCAATAGATGAAGTACGAAGTTCTTAGAGTAAGTAGTCAAAAAGACTCTACATCAGGTTTGCTATTTGAAGTCAACAATGGTAAACGTACATTTCTTTGTTATACATTAGAAGATGAACAACGTGATGTTAAAGTCTGGGGTGAAACACGTATACCTGCTGGTACTTACAAGCTAGGTTTACGTACAGAAGGTGGCTTTCATAACCGTTATCTGTCCAGATATGGTGCAGACTTTCACAAAGGTATGATATGGGTGCTAGATGTACCTGGCTTTGAATGGATACTATGGCATTCAGGTAATACAGATGAGAATACTGCAGGTTGTTTGCTACTGGGTAATTCACAAGAAAGTAACCTTGTGAAAAAAGATGGGTTTATAGGTGCTAGTCGTGATGCATATAAGCTTGTGTATCCTCGTGTAACAGCTGCTATTGAATCAGGATTAGATGTAGAAGTAGAGTATATAGATTATGATGGTGATGTTAAAGAAATATCTAATAAGTCAACTGATGATGTCATACTTACAAGTACAGTTATGGAAAAATTACAAGAGATAAGTGGTGAAGTTCAGATTTTATCTGCTAAACTAGACGGCAGGAGAATGATATAATGGTAAGAAATATGCCTTTTAAAGGTTCTAAAAAACTTGGAAATGAATTTGACCCAGATATAGTGGGCGAAGATGAATTAGATTTTGATGAAGATAATTTTAAATTAGATTTGGATGAAACTAATTCTGAATTAGATACTGATTATAGTGGTGCAGATAAAATTGAAGGACAAGGTTTTGATAGACTAGCTAATCAAACACAAATAGAAGATTTTGGTACACAAACTGTAGGTAGAGTTTCTGGTAGAGAAGGTAGTAGTTACTCTGATTTTATAAGTAAAGCTAGTGTTAGTAAATTACAATCTTTAAAAGGTATGTTTCAAGGTGATAAAGACGTACTAAATATTATTGATGAAGAAATAAATAGAAGAGCTGAATTAAAAACTAAAATTCCTGGCTCACCATCAGGTATTAAAGGCGCACAAATAGCTGAATCAGCTGCTCCTAAATACTATACAGAATCTGAAATTAAAAAAGGTACAGCATTTTATAAAGAAGAACTTGCAACTATTGATAAGTATTTGACAGAAATAGAAGACATAGACCCTAAAGTACGTGCTGCATTAGCAGAAGAAGCTGCTGAATTAGAAACTAATTTAGAAATAGAAAAAGCTATGTTTGGTCAACCACTTGAAGAAGCTGCAGCTGTAGAAAGTGTTATAAAAGCTGGTATTAAACAACCAGAAATATTAGCTGACCTTGATAAATCTGTTGATAAATCAGGTAAAACTGTTTTAGAATCTATGACTGAAGATGTAGGCAAAGCTACTTCTGAAAATTTTTATGATAAAACATTTGAACAAACACAATCAGGATTAACTAGCAAAGATGCTAAAAGTTATGTAAGAAATATGTCAGAATATTGGGGTGAAACTAAGGGTATTCTTGGTGATGCAGGTCCTGTACAAGTAGAAAAAACAATTGTTAAAAAAGGTGATGTATTACCTACTGGTGGTAAAGCTAAAAAAACAAGTTTACGAAATGTTGAAATGGCTATGCCATTAGATGATAGACAAATTATAGCTGGACAAAAATTAGTTCGTGAAAAAACTAGTGCTGAAAAAAAGATTACATTTTTAGAAGACCTTAGTAAAAAAATGCATTTACAGGGTCTTAGTACTCCTGAATCTGCAGCTGAAATAAACCGTCTTAAAAAGGATGTAAAAAATATGGAAAGCACTCTTAAAAAAATGAGGCAAAACCTTATGCCTATAGCTGCTGATATGCCTGGTGAAACATTTCTAGGTAAAATAGATAGAGGTAAAGCATTTCCTGTTAAAGAAAGTACTAGTAAAGCTGGTAGCTATGGTATGACTGCTACTTATCAAAATGAATTAGATAAAGCAAAAACTGGTAGTAAAATAGACCCTTATAAATCTGTACTGACACAAGGTCCTACATCAACTGGTCAAACTATTTATTCAAGACAAAAAGATATAGAATTTGCTAAACAAAATCCTAGAGCTGCTGCTGCTACTAGAGGCGCACCAGACCCAGGTTCTCCATTAGGAGTAAACAAACCAGCATCTTCAGTTAAAGCTACAGATTTAGGTGACATAAAGCAATCAAAATCATACGTTAAAAAATATGAAGAAGCTTATCCAAAAATTTTAAAAACATTAATAGCTGATGCAGGACAAGTAGTAGACAATTTAGCTAAAGCAGACCCAGCTCTTATTAAAAAAGCAGCTGCAAGTGCTGCTATAATCGCTAGTAATTTTGCAAAAAGAAATCCTAACATCTCAGCAGGATTAATGTTATACTCAGGATTAGTAAATCGTAATAAAAAAGAAGAGGATTATTTTAAATAATGAGTGCTGAATATAAAGTTATATTAGAAAAAACTGTATGGACATTTGTCGAAGCATTTATTGGTGCATTGACAGTTGCTCCATTAGTTGGTGTAGATGCTGATGCAGTACAACTTGCTGCAATATCAGGTGCATCTGCAGCTTTAGTAGTAATTAAAGAGTTTGCTAAAAAACAATTAGCTAAACCTGTTAAGAAAGTGAGTAAATAATGCCTAATGTACCACAAATTGAAGGTGCAGGTAAATATGGTGGTTATTATGGTGACCATTTAACAGTTAACCAAGCAGAACAAGTTGCTCGTAGTATGAGTGGTGGTCGTATAGGACGTAATGCAATTACTTTTGAAGGTTGGAAGGACCATTTACCTGAGTATTTAAATAATAAATCTGTATCAAAAAAACTTAATCTTCAAACTTGGGAAGATAGAAACCGTGCTAATCAAGGTACTAAATTAAATCCATAATGGCTAAAACTAAAAAACAATATTTAGAAAATATAGCTACACTTAGAGCTACAGGTCAAGGTTATGCTGGACTTGGTAAAACAGAATTAAA